AGTAGGCCGACACGGTCTCGGTGCGAGCCAGGCGGGTCAGCTTGTAGAAGCTCCGCTCCAGCCCTGCCCGCAGCATGGCCCTCGCCGCGTCCTTGGCGTTGAGTCCCGAGGCCACACTAGCCCGGATGGCTGCGAGCTGCATCTCGTCGTAGATCTTGCCTGCGTAGGGCGACAGCTCCAGCTCCTTGGGAGCGGGGAAGTCGGCTAGGTAGACACCCAGCCTGGCAACGTCCCCACCGAGTCGCTGGATGAGAGCCTGCGACCGCACACGGAAGGACTCGATGTAAGCCTCCATGTCACCCTCGTGACGGGGCAGGCCAGCCACCCAGCTCACGTAGAGCTTGCGCAGCTCGCGCTCCAGCTTCCCAGTGGGGACGGTAGCCATCTAGATCAGCCCCGCTTCCGCTGGCCGGGGTTCTGCTCGTAGTTCTTGACCTGCAGAGCCGTGGGCACCAGACCGGTCTGACCCGTGGCCGTCATGTCGGTCGGCTCGCCAGGTGCTCCGCCCTGTGCAGGCGGGACAGGCTCACCGAGGGAGTCGTCCTCGTAGTCGTCCAGGTCGACCCCAGGCGTCACAACAGAGGCGATGTAGTCCAGCGGGTAGCCCATCGTGGTGAGGGCGACACCGTGAGCGTCCAGGGCCTCCTGCAGGAGATCGTCGTCCGTGGCCCAGAAGCCGTACTCGAACTCCACGGGTGCATCCTCTGCCAGCTCGATGGTCTCACCGGTCTCGGGGTCCTGCTGCTTGGGGACCTCGACCTCCACGTCCTTCTCGATGCCGAGCAGCTCTGCCAGCTCCTCGAGCTGAGGCTCGATGTCGTCACGGATGCGGCTGATCTTGTTGCTGAACCGCTTCATCAGGACCTTGAGGGCCACACCAGTCGGGGGAGTGCCCGATCCCGGCTTGAAGTAGTGCTGCGGGATGCCGGTCGTGAGGGGCACCTTGTCGACGATGCTGTCGTGGTAGGCGATCATGTCGGACAGCTTGGGAGGCTCGAGCTGGCCGAAGGGACCCTCGCCGCTGGTCGTGAACATGCGGGGAGCAGAGTCGCCGCTCTTGCGCTCCTTGACGGCCTCTTCGACTGCTGCCGACGTGGCAGGCAGGAAGGGGTTCACCGGGGGAAGCTCGACGTTCATCAGGAACCAGAAGGGGCGAGCGTACATCTCCTCCACCACGGTCTGATCGATGATGCTGTGGTTGACCCGGTCCTGCAGTGCTGCGAGGGTGGCACCGAAGCCCTTGTCGTCCAGCGCGAAGCGGAACAGGGTCGCCCCGGTCAGCTTCTCGTGGAACTGGTAGCCCTCTTCGCTGGCAGGGCTCAGGTCGTCCGGCACGGCCTTCTTGAAGAGCTCAGTCGTGCCGTCGCTGTAGGCGTAGGTGACGTAGTCCTCCATCTTCTCGAGCGACCGGGTGAAGATGGCGGCGATGCTGTACTTGCCGTCGCTGACGAGTTCGTAGTGCTCGGGGAAGGTGGCCGTCCCGTCCTTGAGCACGAGGACAGGTGCTGCCCCACGGCAGAGGAGGGGAACGACCGTCTGGGCGAAGCCTCGCAGCTCCTCGTACTGGGGGATGAGGTTCTCGGCGTAGAGGTCGATCACGCTCTTGAAGATGTTCTCCGACGTGGTCATGTCCTTGATGTCGGGGAAGGCCTCAGCGACGTACTCGGCCCACGCCGACCCGTGAAGCGTGTACGACATCTTGCCGTTGTAGTAGGCACTGTACGTCGGGCTCTTGAGACGCAGCAGGTGGTCCTGGAGCTTGGTCATCTCGGTCATGGCCTGGGTCCTTTCTGTCTAGTGTGGCCTGGGGCTAGCTGATCTTGAAGAAGTCCTGCTTGCCGTTGTTGACGGCCTGCGTGAAGGCGTCGACGTCGTCGTCATGCTTGCCGAAGGGGAAGTCCCTGAACTCCTGGAACATCCGCTCGTCGAACACGGTGTCCAGAACAGCGACTCCGCCCTGGTCCACCAGAGGCTGTGCTGCCAGTGCCCGGACTTCCTTGCTGCCGCCTGGCTCTACCGGCCGGATCAGCGCGGCCCTCTTGCGAAGGGTGTTCAGCATCGCAGCCCCGTTGGCCTTCTTCTCGACGTAGATGCGCGAGGTCTGGGGCCACTTGGCGCTCATCCGCAGCACAGCAGACACCGACTCGGTGAAGGTGAGGCGGGCATGCACTCGGTCGACGAGGATCCACTTCTGTGCCCCGAGGACGACGTAGACATGACCGGCCACATACGAGCCGTCTGTCTTGCGCTTCTTGCCCGTGGTGTCGATGTCGCCGAAGGTAAGGTCCCAGGACTGGATGACGAGTGCCCTGTCGAGCGTCATGAAGGTGCCAGTGTGGGCGTCCTGGTAGATGACGCTCTCTGCAGGCAGGACATCGATCTTGTCGACGTTGAGGTAGCTCCCGCCAGTGACCTGAGGGTCACCCTGATAGAGTGCCTGCCACACGTAAGTACCCACGGCTGCCTTGATCAGCTTCCATGAGTCCTCAGAGCGGTTCTGCACTGACGGGAGCCATTCCCCGATCTCGCGTCCAAGCACATCGTCGTCATGCGATGCCTGAGCGGGGATGTTCGTGTACGTAGCCGAGAGGCTCTTGACTACGTGAGCAATGAGGTCGTCCTTGTGCCAGCGGGTGCAGATGACCACGATCTGGGACAGGTTCGACATACGGGTCAGGACGACGGAGGAGAACCAGTCGACGGTCGTCTCGCGGATCAGCTCGGACTGAGCCTCCTGCATGTCCTTGATGGGGTCATCGATGACCGTGAAGTCAGAGCGGAAACCCGTCATGGCGGAACCTCGACCGGCTGCCAGCAGGCCTCCACCTTCCTTGGTCTCCCAGCGCTGAACATTCGAGCTTCCTGCTGCGAGCGGAGTCCACTGCCGCACCAGCCCTCGGATCTGCCGAGAGACCGCGTTCGCACGTGCCTGGCTGTACGTCGCGTACACGACCTTGAGCCACGGGTTCCGGATGAGCTGCCAGGCGATGTAATGGACGATCCAGGTGGTCTTGCCTTCCTGAGGAGGCGTGGAGTAGGCCACACAGCCAAGAGGAGTGTCCAGAGCGTCAGCGGGCATCGTGCCAGAGAGAGCCTCCGTGAGCGCCGAGTGCTGGATGCCGGACGCCTGCATGAAGACGCCGAAGTCTGCCTCGACCTCCTCGAAGGTGTACTCCTTGAACGCTCCGAGCGCTTCCTCGACTGCGAGGCTCATGATGCGGCCTTCGTGACAGAGGCAACGACCTCGTCGACCGGAAGACCAGGGAACGCCTTGAGCAGACGAGCGGTCTCACGAGCGGTCTGGATGCGGAGACGACGAGTGTCAACCTCTTCCGTTCCACCCTGGACCTCGTGCAGCAGACGCATGATCTGCAGGAGTTCCATCTCTGCCTTGTGCAGCTCCTGAACCCAGGGCGACACACCAGCACGACGGTTGATGGTCTTCTGCGTGCCCGACTTGCTCTGAACCGTACCCTCGATGTCGTACTCGACAACGGTCTTGGACTCGAGGAGGGAGCCGATGTGGACACTGGGATCGATCGACAGCTCAATGCGAAGAGCCAGGATGTCCCGAAGCTTGTTCTTGGCGAGCTTGGTCAGCTCGTCCACGATAGAGATGCTGCCAGCCTCCGAGCTGATGCCCCACAGCGATGCGACCTGGTCCTGGACCTGGGAACGCCGAGAAGCCCGAAGGCTGGCAGCCGTGCCACCGCCATGACTCTTACAGACGGTCAATCCGGCGACTGCTGCGCGACGGCACCGGGACCCGCTCGTCGTAAGAGCCTGACAACGACGATGACCGGTTCCACGCGGCTCGTCTGTCTGGCTGGGCATGCAGACAAGCATAGCGGACGGGCCGACCCCCACGCAAATGAGGGCCAGCCCGCTGGAGAGCTAGAGAGCTACACTCCTACGACCGCTACGGACCCGTCGTACTGGTGCACCAGACCGACCGTCAGAGGAGCCGAGAGACATGCCCAGTAGCGCCAGTCCGTGACGCCTGCTCCGACCCTCTCCTCCTGGCCGGAGAGCCGCAGCACCCGGACCTTGGAGTCGCGACCGAGCACCTTCCGCAGGAAGGCAACAGCCGTCAGCTCCGGAGCTTCTCGAGTGTCGTCCTTGCCGCTGAACCGCCTGGCCACACGAACCGGATCGGCCGACAGCGGGAGCCACTTGTCGACGATCGGGTCCTTGACCTCGAGGGTGAGCTCACCCCACTGACGGTCGATCACGCGCCACGTTGCGCGGACCCTGAGCTGAGCGACCTGCTTGAAGTTCGCCTCGGCGTCGGCCATGTCAGGGATGAGAGCCTCGAGACCGCGTGCCTGACGGTCGGTGGCGGGAATGGTCATGTGTCCTCCTGGACGTGTGATTGTGGAACTAGAGCCCTGTGCTCCTGGGACAACCTTAGCTGAAGTCCGGCTCCGGCGCAAGCCCCAGAATGCCCCGGAACCGGACCTCCCCCCTAGCTCGAGTCCGAGATCTCCCAGTGGGCATCCGGCCGAAGGATACTCACGACCCCGGACTCGAGGCTCAGCTGACGCATCGGGTTGCGCTCACTGAGGTACTTCATGTCACCCTCGCTCCAGACGAAGACCTCGCCCCACGGAGTCGTGAGTGACACTGGAATGTAGAGGTCTAGCAGCATCGAGTGGAAGGTGACTCCGCTGTGGATCAGCTGAGTGCACACTCCCTGCTGGGGCTGGCTGTTGGGCATGGGGCAAGTATACCGCATCCCGGCCACATGAGCAACGGCGATGTTACCTCCTAGCCAACGGCAAGCCAAGCAGTCAACATAGACGGACCGCCGGACTGCGTCATCGTGCCCGAGCGCGCCGGAGGCGGGAGCGAGGGTACGGTGCGGGAGAGCAGCCGAGCCGTGTTAGTCGGACTGCGGGGCGAAGCCGGTGTTCATCCCCTGCCTACCCACCCTCGCTTACTCCTTCGGAGTAGCTCGGGTTGCTAAGGGTGTTTTTATATCAAGATACGCGTGCGCGCGCGTTTACCTAAAAAGGAATCCTCTACTTGCGTGCTGGCCACACCATGCGCTAAGATGAGACCTGCGGCCCATTCGGGGGACCGCTACAACTACAGGAGCATCAGCATGGCCGAAAGCTGGAATGTCAAGAGCACGCACCCCGACTGTGTGCATTGCGAGGACGCTGCGGAAGCGGGCGTCAGGTACGC